CTAATAACAAAATAATTGGTTTGGCGAAAACTAGACCAGCCTATATTAACGAAACTATGAAAATTTTTAATAAATTGTTAATTCCTCTTAACGAATGTCATCAAAATAATATCGTTCACGGTGATATTAAACCTGAAAATATACTTATTTCGAGGGAACAAGAACCTATTTTAATTGATTTTGGACAATCCGTCGATATGAGTATTCCTGATAGTAAATACGTTACTATGGGAACAGCAGGATTTATGCCACCCGAATTAAATAAAAATATTTATGGACCTTTTACTGATATTTATAGTTTAGGGATAACCCTCTATATAAGTCTCTTGTGTAAAAAACCATTTATTTTGGAGTGTGGTAATATAGACTTTGACTTTAATGATAACCAAGAAGACTTACCTTATAAAATAACTAATATGATTGTAGATATGACCGACCCTTATTATGAAAATAGACCTACGGTCGGAATGTTATTGGAGGATTATTCGTTGGACGAATACGATTTAAAATAAATATAATAAAGAGTATTTTTTTACACCTTTGAACATTTAAAACGCCGATTTTACCAGCCTTTTAATATAAAAAATACCGATTAAAGTAAATTTAAAAATAAGTAAATTTAAATATATATATATTATATAATGACTAGTTGCGATATTATAGTATCTTATTATAACAACAAAAATTTCTTAGAATTATTAGATTTATTTGGAAACAAATTTTTGTATAAATATAAAGTTATAGTTTATAATAAATCTGGTTATGAAATAATGCTAAAAAATAATTCAATACAAAAGCATTTAAATAATATAGGCAGAGAAGGCGAAACTTATTTAAATCATATAATAAATAATTATAATAACTTATCTGAATACACGATTTTTATCCAAGATGATACTAATAATCATATAGGTGATTATAATAAATTTATTAATTTTTGCAATAATATTATTAATAAAAAACAACAATTTGCATTATATCCATCATCTTGGAGGGTAGGTGGTAGTGTTATTAGAAGAACAATTACTAATGGTACATGTAATTTACATACATTACCGTCAAAAGATTCTATAAAAATATGCTGCGAAAAACATGGCATTAATTTACCCAAACAGTATACTACTGAAACATGTGCTTTCTTTATTTGTCATAAAAATTCAATTTTAAATTATGAAAAAAATTTTTATATTAAATTGCGTGAATGGTTGCTTAGTGAAAATAGTAATGGTTTCGTTTTAGAACATATTTGGAAATTAATATTTACAGATAAGTCGGCGTTTTAAATGTTCAAAGGTGTAAAAAGTACAGGGCACCACGGGCACCACCTTTCTGATTTGGATTAGTCCCCCCACCTATCATATTCGCAAAGATGCGTTCCACTGATTGGATATTATGTTGATAAATATATTTTTGTACCAATTGTTTGCCATCTGTACTCTTTGTCTTAAATATACTATTTGATAAAGGAGCTTGTATTTTATGATACATTATATAATATAATAACAAAAAAATATCTAACTATATTATATAAATGAAAGGAATATTATTAAAAAAAAATTTAATAATGTTTATTATTATGGTTATTGTAGGAATTTTATTTAATCCCATGAACGTACTAGCATATGATTTTTCACATCTATATCTATCATTAACTCTTTTTTACGGAGGCTTACTTATGGCGTCTAATATGATGTGGTCCCATGAGATAGTCCATTATTTATCCATGGGTCACTTTAATTTTAATATATTTATTATAGGAATAATTTTATCGGTGGGGACTACGGTTTTATTATTAAGAAATCAGTTTAGGGTTAGCGACAAAGAATGGTTAAAAAGGATGATAAGTCATCATTCTACTGCTCTTACTACTACTAATATTATTTTGAAAAAAACTAAGAATAAAAAATTACAAAAATTAGCAAAAGAGATAATAGAAACCCAAGAAAAAGAAATTAATTTAATGAAATCTATGCTATAAGGTATTTGATTTTATAGTTTATACTTTATTTTTACACCGTCCGATGTATAGTATTTATCTATAACAGACTTATAACTTTTCCAAGCATTCCGATGTTTTAGTAATGTTAATTGTTTTTTGGCAAGAATCATCCTTGACCAACTTTGAATCTTAATTGTTGCAGTAGTATAATCACCATAAGTACATCTTCCTTTAAGTTTATAAATTATATTTTTATAAATTTTAGATGCATCTTGAACCTTTTGGTAATCTTCTTCGAGGTGCGCCATTCGGTTACTAATAATAGAATATTTTTTTTCAAAAAATCGAGCTCTTGTTTTGTAGAAACCAGCATCGTTTTTTAAAGAATCGATTTCGTTGGTAAGATCATCTAACCTGGTTGTAAATTTAAAAGATGGTTCAACTTCTCCTTGAATTAAATCGGTTCGACAAATTGGACATTTTGTGCGATTGGACCCTTTTTCTGAACCAGTATTTTTTGCCATACAGTTGAGCAAGCACCCTGTGCAAAATTTATGACCACATTCAGTAGTAGTGACAGCATAGCCAAGTGAACAATAGCATATTGGGCAAGTATCGTCCATTTTACGGGCGAATGAATAAGACTAATAATATGCTATATTATGGATATTCTTATCAAATTTTTAATTGAATAAATAATACCATGGAAAGTAAATAGTTAAATTAAATTTTAATTTAGCGATTTAATAATCTATTGAGTATATTCTTCTTTTATTGGTAAGGCTTTTCTTGACCCCCAAGCTATAAGATATACAGGTCCTTTTGGATTAGAAGCTTGTTTGTATTTTATCCAGGCGTCAAGATGGTCTGGATTAGAGGCAGATGCAAATGGTTTTCCTTTTTCGGTTTTTGCAAATCTAAAAGGTATCGGTTCATAATTAATTTCATCAAATCCAGAATTAGATAACCCATCCTTAACACGTGTTTTTAATTCTTCTACTAAATCAGTTTTATTGTAATAATAGTTTTGACCACTACTACGAACATAACTTTCTAAATCTTTATATAACTTTTTATGAGTGTTAATGCTGCTTTTTTTACCAGATTTAAATTCAACAGATACGCCAGATATTTTATTGTTATAGAGAAGATGACCCCAATTCCAAACATCATATCCCTTATTTCTTTTCCATCGTGCGGCGTTGTAGTTCTTTTGCCACGGTGGTATTATATCTTCGTCCATGGATGTGTAATACGAACGATTGTAAGCTTTGGTTAATACATCTGTCGTGTCGTCGCGCCAACCTTCGTACCAAGGCAGCGTTTCATTTCTTTTTGCTAATTTTTCTTTTGAAATTTTACAACCCACTCCTTGCCATTTACCCTTATCACCCCATTCACATAATTCTTGGTCGTCGCACTTAGGGTCTTTGGTTTTTTTAAAAGAATTGCATATGCTTGGATTCATATAGGGTGGTGTCGCGACTCTCGACCGCCTGCCCAGAATAACCTCACTATCCATTATTTCTCTTAAATTACTCATTATTATTTTATGATAACTAGAACTTGCTAAAAATTTATCTAAAATCTCACCTGTTATAGGTCGTTTCATTTTATTTCTAAACCACCCAACGCGCAACATAGCTACTTTGTCGTGTAAAACTCTTCTCCCCACATCATCACGTCCAATCATAACTGGTTGTTTCTTAGGGGATTTTCTTATTATGGCTTTCTTTTTTACTTTAATAATTTTCTTAGAAGAATTTGCTTTTAATTTATCCCTACAACCTTTAGTTTTAACCCAGTTGCATTCTACTTGATCACCGCATTTAGGGTCTTTTTTTTTACCATATTTTTTACAATTCTTTTTAGGTTTTTTTACAGTAATAGTTCTAGAGGAATTTTCTAAACACCCTTTAGTTTTAACCCAGTTGCATTCTGCTTGATCGTCACATTTAGGGTCTTTTTTTTTACCATATTTTTTACATTTGTTTTTAACACCACCAATCTGGCTAACATATTTTTTTATGATAAATTGGCCTTTTTTGGAATAAATACTATAATACTTATTATCTAATGGGTTATAAATTTTAGTATACATATAATATAATTATATATATATTTTTTATATTAAATCAATAATTTAAAATTTAAACGGTGGGTGGTGTAACAACGGCAGCGACTGACGTGGAATTAAAGAATTGTAATGCTAAAAGACCCCCAAGTAATTGAGCAATGATGTAGAAAGGAGTATCAATTGCTGGCAATGCTTTCTTGAAAAACATCATAACTGAAACGGCAGGATTAAAATGCCCTCCACTAATAGCACCCCCGAAATAAATAACTGCTAATAATGCTACAGCTATAGGAATTGGTTTCCCTTGTGTTAAAATAACAGATAAAAATATAAATGTTCCAACAAACTCAACTAAATACTTCATAACGCTCATAATCTATATATATATTTACAATATTATAATATAATACGACGAGTCAATAATTAAAGTTTATGTAATTGGGGTATAGGGCCCATTATATTTACAACATAGGATAACGGATACCCGGTTGTTGGAGGAGATACCTTAATTATTTTTAAAGTTGTCATCGAATTTATATCGTTATGAGGTAGATTATCAATTGGGTTGTCATTTAAATATAATTTTTCTAATTTTGTTAAGTTTTTTATCCCATCTGGTATAGAACTTAAGTGTTGGTTACTTAAATCTAATATCTTTAATCCTGTAAAATTATATATTTCCCTGGGTAAATCGTCACACGGGAAAATAGGAACGGTCCCATCTACTTCTTCAAAACTCAGATGTTTTACAGTTTGCTTTCCTGTGTTTTCTAGACGAAGCAATTCCCCGACAACAAATGCACTTAATATTTGTGTATTTGTTAAATGTATTTTCAAGTGACCACCGCTATCAAATGTATATTTCACTATTTTACCAGTCTTAGTATCTATAATGGTACCTATACTATATGTTAATGCGGACGCCTTGCTACCACTACCACCGTTCATATTAACTAAATAATTATTTAAAATTTGTTTACCCAATTTTCCTTTAACAGATACTTTTCTGCCAGTTTCAGGATTAATAATTTTGGAATACATATTTTATAATATACATATATAATTTAATAACAAAAGTTAAATATAAAATTTTTAACTATTAGATGCCCATCAGAACTACCTTCTGGGTGAAATTGAACACCGAATATAGGTTTATCTTTGTGTTCAATAGCTATTACTATATTACCAGTAATAAACGCATTAAAATTAGGGGGAGCTTGTGAAATCTCGTCGTTATGTGAAAAGAAAAATGTGCTAGTATCTTTTAAATCTTCGAACAACGACATATTAGATAATTTTACATTAACCTTTTTAAATCCCAAATTAGGTGATTGTAATTTGCCGATGCTGCCACCATATACATCAGTTAACACTTGAAATCCAAAACAAATGCCTAAAATCGGTATATCAGGAAACAAGTGTAAAGCAGTTATATTTTTAATAATATCGTTATAATAAATATTATCTGTAATACATAGAGGGCCTCCTGTGAGGATTACTCCTTTAATTGTAGTATTAATACATGGGTTCTTTAATTTTTTATAGTCTTTTTTTTTATTTATAATAATATATTTAATATCCCAAGAGTTTAAAAGATTTAATAATTTCGGCGTCATAGTTGCTTTATACAAATCTTTAGAATTATTAACTACAAGTATCATTATAATGATTTTATATTAAAAATTTTTACGGGAAATTAATTAAATTGAATTAGAATACATATAATAACTTATATTTATCCTATAATGAGTTAAAGTGTTCCTGTGAACCGATTCATATTATAAAGTATATTATTTTTGTTGATTTAAAATAGTCATCGTGCTGGCCAGAAGCTCGTAACGCTTATCTAAAATACCACAATGTAATTTAAGTTGATTAATTTCATGTTTTAAATTTAAGGAGCGCCAACCATTAAAATATTTTTTTTCATGTTTGGCCAATTTCTTATTAATAATTTTTAAATCACATTTAATACTTAGCATTATTCCATGAATTGACTCTAAGCAAGTTTCTATTGTTTTTGTATTATCAATTTGATTTAATGATTCACACACACTTTCTATAGTTTTTAATTTATTTTTAATATCAAGTTCTTTAATTATAGCATCTGTATGTTTTGAATAGAAATAAATACTACTTAATGAGCTATATATACCAGACGAAGATTCGGTTATTGCTTTTGAAAGTATATGTTTTCCTATAGTCGCAGTTATTATTTGACCAGCAATATAAACAGCCATATTATATATTATTATTTTTATATTTAATACTAATTTTAAATATAAAAATATTATTAATATAATAATGGAATTAGCAAAATTATATAACGGAGGGCATAAAATTATAAACGACCTCCAAAATAAAAAAAATGGGACGGATTTCTTAAATAAAGAAAATATTAAAATAATTGGAATAATAACGGTACTATTGATATTGTATAGCTTTAAAAAATATATTTTTATTGGCGTAGTAATGTTTTTGATTTATATGTTTTTGAATAGTTATTATGATTCAACAGGTATTGTATCAAAAGTATCAAATACAATAAATCGTTTCAGGGGGATGGGTGGTGGTAATATAACACAAACTTTATTTAATTTTATACCGGGTAGGGGGTCATTGGCTGACAACGGAGGCGATGAAGATGGGGGCGATGGAGAT